ACCCAACAATCTAAGAAAGGGTGAGGGATATGAAGAATAAAGAGGGGTTGAAGAAGTGTCCGTTTTGTGGGAAAAAGAAAATTGAATTGGTAGTGTCATCAGTGAGACCAACATTTTTTTTAGAATGTTTAATTTGTGGAGCAAATAGTGGAGAATATAAAACTGAAACTAAAGCAATCCAAGTATGGAACACAAGAGTAAGTAAGGAGGGGTGATATGGGTAAGGTAACACGATTTAAAGATTGCCATATGGATTATGTTAATAATGTAGTGGGTACAGCTTGCAATAAAGACGAAGAACATTGTGCTTGTGTTCCTGGGCTATTAAAGAATATAGATAATCTAAAACAACAACTTAAAGACATTAAGGCAAGGGCGAGGAAGGAAAAAATAGATTCTATGTTAGAGAAAAAATGGAATTATTTATTTAGTCCTGAAGACAACTATATTGGAAGATGGATATTAGCCAAAGCAATTTCTAAAATGATAAACAAGGGGAAATAAGTATGGATAAGAACATACTTATTATAAGTGATACTCACATACCATTTGAGCACAAGGATTACCTATCATTCTGTAAACGGATTTATTCAGCCTTTAAATGCCAGCGAGTGGTTCACATTGGCGACCTCGTTGACAACCACGCCATCAGCTACCATGAGCACGATCCTGACGGTTGGTCACCAGAGCAGGAAATGGAACAAGCCGATAAGCACCTCAAGCCATGGTACAGGGCTTTTCCTAATGTATATCTTTGTAGGGGAAACCACGACCGGCTGGTGGACAGGAAGGGTAAGACAGTAGGATTACCAAAACGATGTTTTAAAACTTTTAGAGAAATGTGGAAATTACCGAAGGGGTGGGTAGATGATTTTAGCTTTACTTTTGATAATGTATGTTATCAGCATAGTGGCAGTGGTGGCAAGTATGGTCATGTTACAACAGCATATAATAATAGGATGTCTACTGTTACTGGTCATTTGCACAGCGTATCCGGCGTTGAGTATATTGCTAATGAGAAGGAAGTGATATTCGGGATGTGTGTTGGTTGTGGGCTAGACCGAAAGAAGTACGCCTTTGACTATGGCAGACAGTTCCTTAGAAAGCCAATACTGAGCTGTGGGCTGGTAAGTGTAACTAAATATGGCACTAATGCGACAGTGATACCGATGAGGATGAAATGAAGATACCCCCCAGAATAATAAAGCTGATAAAGAAGTATAAGGAGATACTGAAGCTGAATGATTACGGGATAAAGCTGACACTTGTAGCTGATTATGAGTATATTGTTAAAACCGACAGGGAAATTAAAACACCTTACGAAGCTGAAATTGTAGACTGCGGGAAAAAGCAGTTTCTACTGATAATTCCCCAGAGTTCCCTGAAGGAAAACATCGAAGAAATCATCATCCACGAACTCCTCCACATTTTCTTCTGGAATTATGTTGAGAAAGTAAAAAGCCTAATTGAGATTATGGACGACTGGCACACCAACAGAAGAAGTCGCTTGAAAGAGGAGATAGATACCGTTGAACATCTCTGGATTGATAGCCTCACTCCTCTTATCAAACGATAGTTTAGAACTTATAACTTATCCCCGTTATCAGGGTAGTTTCTCCGTTGTTCGAGCCACTCACTGTATGCTCTACCTCTGCTTTTAAGGAAATACCTGAGCTGTCGTTTTCCGTAATATTGTAGTTGTTTGTCACTACTTGGGAACCACTCTCCGCTGTTATCGTCTGGTTGTTTGTCTTGCTTGTTGCCTGTTTTACAAAATAACCAATTCCAGAAATTACGCATACAATCACCATTATCTGTACTGATTTTTGTTTGAAGAAATTAAACATTATTTAATACTTTCAGTTGAGGTTCTCGCTGTGTACAAACCAAGTGCAGTTAATATTGCTATTACATAATCAGGTATAGCTATTCCTAACGCACCTAATATACCTATAACTCCAGCAACTACAGCAATCCACAATGTCCTACTTTGATACCATTTCTTTTCCATAACTCCTCCTTTATTTTAACCTGTCTTTATCTTTATTATAAAAATACCACTTGTGGCAAGTGATACAGTAGTAGTGTATTTCTACTGGGGACTCAAACATCATCTGTAAAGCTCCATCACACTTGGGGCAATATTCTTTCTGTCTCATTTTATTTCCAAATTATCTTTATTGACACCCCTACTATCGCAACTATAATAATAGTAATAAATGTCCATACCAGCTTAAAACTATCATCAGTAGATTTCATCCTTGCTTTACACGGCAAACTAACAAACTTTTCTTCTATAAATTTTATTAAATCCCTGCTCCTTACAGCATGGGCATCCCAGCGTTCTATCATTCTAGTTTCAAGGGTTACTATTCGTTCAAAAATCTCTTTGGCGTCACCATTCATTTAGCACATCCAATCTGTTGTTGTTTTATGCAAATATCATTGCTCTGCGTCTTGCTGTTGCTACTCCACCACTTGGTGTATAAGTTGCATAAATAGACATTATTCTATTTAAAGCACTTCCAGAACCAAATGGGTCTGGTAATGTAGACGAATAACTACCATTATTTAAATACTCAGTTCTATTAGTTCCAGCATCCCATTGATAATCAATAGTATTATCTTTATTGAGACAAGCAAGCCAATATGTAGTTGTATTAGTTATACTTTGTGTTAATCCAGTCGAGTCGTTCCATCCTGGGGTAGATATATCAACAATCTCAGCACCATTATCAAGTTTAGTGGCTGGTCCACTTGAGTCATTATATATTGCACAAGTAGCCTCACCAGCATTTGCATTAGCATACACAGTTATTTTAGATAATGTTCCATTACCTGTTGATGCAAAACTTGTTCCCCATAAAGTATAAGCGTCTGCATTTGTCCACTGTGTTGCACCAATATCTGCTTTGCCAAAAGTATCATTAGCAATTACTGGATAAACAGCATTGTCTAAAAAATCTTGTGGGATTGTTACACTATAAATTCCATCAGTAATATTTAAACTACCCCAAACAAAATTACCATTAGCATCTATAAATTTAGGTCTATAAATATGACCAAACTTACCAGTCATATAATTAGTCTGACCTACAATATGGTCTTTCTTGTTTTTATGATATACAGCGTAACTACCAACGACATCATCGGGTCGAGTATGTTCTTCGTCTATCTCTGCTTGTGTTAATTCTGGTTGGTAAAAGAAATTAAATTCTTCCCACCCTTTAAGTTGAAAAGTAAACACATTTGTATCAGGCTTACTATTAAACTCAAGTCCATACTTAAAAGTATTCTCATCGTGTTTCTTAGCATAGAAGTTCTTAGGGTTCTTAGTAGCCTTAACTTTCTTATCTCCGTCAATAGTCGGTTCACCAAAATCTTCAAGATACTCAATAGACAGGAAGTTCTCTTTATTCCACTTAGTAAACTTAACCTTATTCTTAAACTTATCTGGAGAGTTCTCATCCCCGACTATGACTTCATCTTCGCCAAGTGTGCATTTGTAGATTTGCTTGTTTAGTTCTTTAATTAAATCAGCCATTAATTTATTATATAATCCATAGTTATGCAAGCACTTGCCAACACCCCAGAAGTAGAGGCTGTATGCCAGCGGATATAATCATTTGCATCTATTGAAGAATTATCAAAAACTGTTGTTACTCTATCTGTTCCTGATGTAGCAGTAGTATCTCCTGATACTGCACTTGCCCCAGCACCGTTAGCGTCGCACTCATCTAAGAATCCAACTATAGTTGCCGCAGCCGCACCAGTACAAAGAACTGCTACCCTTCTAATTGTTATAGCATAAGGAACTTTCCAAATAGGATAATCTGCAGTTTCTGAAGGTACATCTATTACTATTGATTTTGAGTGTAGGGTGCTGATTCCAGGGGCTACTATTCCACCTGTTATATAAATATTTGTTGCAGTTACACCAGTTGCAATTAAATGTTTGGTTGCCAAATTCAGGTCACTCTGTGCCCCTACATAGGGAACCATATTAGCTGTGTTTATAGATATTACCATAGCACCGCCTAATGCCTGCCTACTTGCTGTTACACTTATAGGTGTAGTAGCTGACACCGCACCAGTTGTGGCACTATGAAAAAAATTAGATGTGTCAAGACTTATTGCTAAAGAGTTTCCAAGAGTCTGAGTTACGTTATCTTTTGAAAGTGGGGAAACAACTGTAATCTGACCTGTTGTCATTGAGGCAACCACACCAGGGGTTGATATAGTAACCAACCCTATTACATTTGTAGTCCCAACACTTGTTCCTGATACTCCACTCCACACAACCATTGTGTTGTTGGTAGCACCGCTTATAGCTGTTGTTACATCTCCACCGCCTGCTGGTGCAGACCAAGTTAAATCTCCCCTGAGAAACTCCGCAGAAGTTGCTGTTCCTATACTTGATACCGCACCTGTAGTTCCAGAAAGAACTCCGTTAAGAGTTCCAACTTGTAAAGCAGTAGAGGTCAGTCCAGTAACAGTTAGATGCTTGGCACCTAAGTTCAAATCTGAACCAGCACCAACATAAGGTACTAAATTCTGTGTATTAGCGGTAGTGTCAGCACTTCCCCCGCCACCAGGTTTAGTAATAAAAATCGTCATTTACGTTCCCTTTCCCAAACCCTGACATCTGTAGTTGTACTTCCAGAAGTAGCACCGTAATAAGGACCAAGATATACATTCCTACCGCCACTATCTTCTGATAAAGTTCCTCCACCACCAGAAATTAATATGCCACTAGAGGTTGTCATTGTTGAGTCACCAGCTAAGAATAAACCACTGTCACCAACAACTGAGAATAAAACTGATAGTCTCTGTGTATTTTCTTTCAATAAAAGTGTTGATGCTGTGTCAACACTTACTGTATGACTTGTACCCATATCTTCTCCTAGTTTGCTAAGTCACTTGCTTCTACTGTGATATAAACTGTGTTGTTATTTTGAAAGTCCTGTGACGGTTGATAGTCTAGTGTATAATCAGCAGGTGTACCTGTTATAATTGGGTTGACTACAACTCCATTTACAGTAAGCTGTATTGTAGTTTGGTCAACACCAGTCTCATCATCTTTTACATGCAATGTTATCATTGTGTCTGGGGTTACATTTACAGCCATTCTGTCTGGTATTCTACCTGTAACATAAGGAGACGTGGTGTCTGCTACTATAGTGAATTGGTAACTATCTGTGGGCATAACATTAGCACCATAAGCATTTATGGTTAGTGCCAACATGAATAGTATTAGTAGTGTTCTCACCCTTTAAGCTCCTTTGGTGTTCCGAACCCACCATATCTTTCTTCGCCCTGTCCAGCAGTGTCTGTCCCGCCACCTAATCTTCTAACGGCTTCTACTCTGGCTGGTAACTCGTGTCCAGTAACTTTAGCGGACAATTCCTCTGCTTTTTCCTGTGCCTTTACTACATCAAATCCTACAAACTTAAAATATTCCTTTTCGTTCTTAAAGTTGAACTTCCTTAATAGCTCTAAGAAATCTGGGCTCTTTCTAAAATCCTGCCCAAAATGGTCTACACCCTCTTTATGCAGATCGCACATAGCTTTTCTATCTGGACCCTCATAAATAAATTCTGTTCCTGGTTGGACTTCCTCGCCAGCATATTTGCTATAAGTAGGGTCAGAAGGATTAATAAACACTTCTTTACTTGTATTCTTTAATACTACCCTCTCTTTTGCTGGAACACACTTTCCTAAAATCGAGATAAATCTTGGCATTAGTAACTCCTTTCAAGGTTAGTTTTGCTTTTGCCTTTATTGCTCTTCCTGATAAACTATTACTGCATACGTTACTCCAGATGTCGCACTACAATGTACATAACACCCAGCTTCAAATCTAATTCCATTATGTCCAATGTCAAATAAGTTACCACTACCAGCATTACCTTCAAGATTTGCATAGGCTGTACTGCCGACAGCTGTGCCATTTCTCAGAGTGATAACTCCTGCTGTGCTTATTTCACTTGCCATTGACACAAAGAAAACTCTCTTGGGTTTACCAGACCTGCCTAAATCGCCACTAGCAGTAAACCTTTGATTTCCTGGTACCTGTCCTAACATATCTACTCCTTTGTTTAGGGTGTGGGCGTGTGAACATTCAAGGCGTTCCTTTTATATTTAATTCGTCCAAGCACGCCCCACAAACCTAATTTGTTTACTATTCTAAACGAACATTAACAACACAATGTCCGCTAGTTGCGGTTGCATTTGCTACTTGTCCAATAACAGGTGCGTCTAGGTATGTTACTAACCCAGACCCAGTATCAGAGGCACCAGCTCCAAGACCGTATGCTTCTACGTTCCCAGGTTCTCCACTTGAGAGAACTGCCATCTTGCCCTGTGTTAGTCCGCCACTGTCCATGATACCAATGTTCCCTTTAGTTAAAATCCAACCAAAGTTCCCAGAGGACATAGCAGTTACTGAAACACCAACTGCAAGACTGTTTCGTGTAGTACCAGATACAGCAGCCTCTAAGTTAGCGTAGTTTGAAGCGGCTACGGTAACATCAGATGATGCGTCTAGTCCTACTAAGATAGCGTCATACAGTTCAACTGTACAAGCTGTTCCATTAGAAGCCTTGTTGCCTTTTACTCTGTAGGTATAGCCTATCCCAGTACCTGAAGATATAGTTATATATCCACCAGCAATCTGGTCAGCTGTCCTTGAGCTTTCAAGCAACACTACATACTTACTTCCAACCATACCTGGATATACACCAGTTGATTCAGTAGCCTGTTGAAATGCACTGTTTGTTGCTATTACTGAGTTGTCGTTATATGCAAACTGAGATTCATTTAAGTCTGGTGATACAACCAATCCTACTGCTGTAGCTGCACCAAAATGACCATAACGATAAATGTTTCCGTCTGCTCTTTGTGCTTTTGTCCCTACCGCCACCTTTGGCGTAGTGGAGTTTGCAAATAAGTCTATACCTACACCTACTGACAGTTCTCCACTAGGAAGGGAATTACTATGATACGTACTTGTTGAAATTGCCATTTATTCTCCTTTTGCCCTTCTGCCTACATCAACATATCGGGCTTGTTGTTATATTGTTGCTTGTATATACAGTGTTCCTTCTTTATTGTTTTCCTCTGTTTCAAATGTAAACACACTTGCTGTCTCATGTACAGTTACACCAAGGTTGTTTGTAGTATTTGAAGCTACACTTTCTGTCTGCCACCAAAAGTTCTTAACACAGCCACTTGGGATACCACTTGAATAAGTGTCTCCATCGTCTATGTTGTTTGAAGAAAACAAACATGCTAGTTGAGTTAAAGAACCCGCACTCTCTCTTGTAATAGTGTTAGGAGTTTTTGCTGCCATGTCTAACTCCTTTCTATTAAGTTATGCTCGTTAATTTAAAGTGTCTACGCCTGTTGTTAGTCGTCAACTGACCTCTCCAAAGAATAAACGCAGTTTTAACCTGTTGGTTAGAAGGCGTAATAAAAGGAGTTGTAATATAGTCAGTCATTGAATCAACAGCTAGGTAGATGTAATTCAAATTAAGACCGAACAGTAATCCAGTTGCTATATAATTACCGTATGTCAAAGGCACGCCCTTGAAAGTCAGGTTCTTAAATCCAGCATTGGCTGATAGGTCGCCATTAGAAATTCTCTCTAACGGAAGTCTAGTCTGCTCAAACTTCTGGAATATAGCTTTGGTTGTCAAGTAATAACTTGGGTTATCTACATTAGCCGCACTTGATACTGCATACGTAGCGGTTGTCATATCTGTAAGACCCTGAGTTGCAAAAGCACCACTAGCTGTTACATTGGACTGCCAGTAAGTAGATGATGCACCACTTAAGGTTCCCAACGTGCCAGTGTTTACTATTGTTTCTAAATCTTGCAGGTTGTTAGCTGCTCCTACGGGTGTAGAGAAAGCCTGTTCAAGTCTGTCTCTAATCGCAAGGTTAGCGAGCTTTGTTTTTGTTTCTACTAATGCCAGAATCTTATGCTCTGAACCACTATTCTGTCTCTCTTCGTCACGAGTGATTTGAATAGGCTCATAAGCATTCTGCCATTTAAACTCGACTGTGGAAAGATAGTCGCCCTGGTTTGTGTTTAGAACATCTCCACCAAGGTAAAATCCACCATCGTCTTGTTTTTCTTTGATAAGGGTCTCTACTATGCTAAGACCGCCATCAATAGTCTTCTTGTTGCCAGCACCATTAACAAGCTGCTCGACCACGTTTTCATTGTATTTCTGGTCTACTAAGCGTTTCTGGTAGTCAGCTAAAGAAGTATTTAGAACTGTGGTATCCAAGGTTGTCGGAATACCATAAGGGCTGTTTGCCATTTGTTACCTCATTACTTTCTTAGGTTACTATCATCGTTGATTTTCTTGTTGTGCTCGTAAAGTTGGGTCAGTGTAGCTTGTCCTTCTGCCGACAGCTTATTGTCCTGTGTTGCGTTTACCGAGTCGGGTGTGTAGGAAAAAGCACTTGTCTTCTCCAACTTTAACTCTTGTTCTTCCTTACGTCCAAGTTTATATGCTCTGTCAATCGCACTCTCATAATCAACAACTTTCCAAAGATGTTCATTTGTTGCTTGTAACTTACCGTGTATTAAATCATCTTTCAGTTGTGATACGGTTTGTGCGTTATAGTTAGCATACTTGCTTTTCAGTAATTCATCCTGTTGTGAATTAGAAGTCTGCTGATTTTGTTGCTTTAGGTATTGTATCTCCCTCTGCAATTCACTAAACTTCTGCTTCTCTCCGTCAGTTAGCGTTGACCACTCGTCATCAGATTTACCACTGTTAGGTGGGTTCTGGGACTGCATCACACTCTGAGCTGCTGTTACAAAATTCTGGTCGTTCAGCAAACGATTAATCTTCTCTGGTGTCCAGAGATTAGACTCTGTCATCTGCTTTTCCAGTTCTTTTCTGGTCTCTGCTATGGTTTGGAACTTATCGTTATAACCACGCTGTAGAGATTTCTTTAGACCCTCCATCTGTGTTTTAAGGTTAGGGTCTGTTATCCTATCAATTTCTGCCTGTAGGTCATTAGTATTAAACTTATCTGGCTCCACAGACGGAGTTTCAACTTTTGCCTCATCTTTAAATCCTGCTACCTTACTTACTAAATCTAGTTCTGGTGCTGGCTCTACTTTTACTGCAACTTCCTGTTTTTGTTTTTCCATAACTCGCTCCTATCGGTTAGCGTTGGTTATTACCACGGTGATTCATAAAACTCACCTTTTGTTCCAAACTTTTTAGGCATGTGTGGGTGGTCAAACTTTACACCCAAATCTATCATTGCGTCTATGGTTCTGTCGCCTAGTTTAACATTGCCTTTTTTATCTGCCCGTGCTTTAGCCGCCTGAATAATAGCTCTTGCCTTATCAGAAAACTCAGCCTTCGGGGCAGTGTTTTTCTTATCTCGTGCTATCCTAGCTAGTTCATCACCTCTTTCTTGGGATACATAGCCACGTTGTTTCATAACATATTCATAATGAGCCTTGGACTCTATTTTCATGCCGAGGGCTCGGTTGTAATGAGAATATGTATGGTCTTCGTGTGTTATTATGTTTGCCATTAAACAGCCTTATCCGTGTGTTCATAAAATTCAAATTTGTAGTTTATAAAGTTATTGTTTACTGTTTCATTAGTAATTAAAAAATTATACTTTGTATTTTGTTTTAAAATTAATTCCTCATCACCTCTTGCACCGCCACCAAGTTTTTTATCAGAACCTTCTCTATCGTTTATAAGCACCGTCCCACCATTTAATCCAGTAGGAGTATGAAAGAATAATGTTCCAGCTGTATTAGCACTATTTCTATTATTATTAAAAGTTGTCATAGTTGTTCCGTTTGAGGTAGTTGCTACTGCTTCTGTAAGAACAATAGAAGTTTCAAGTTCGTGTTTTATTTCGTCCACTAAATGGGTCCATTTTGTTGTGTTGGGGGTAACTATAATAATATTGTGTGTCGCCCCGTTTGCCAAATCCATATAATCTTCTATGAAAAAATGGTCTCCTCCATGTATTTCGTGATGAGAATTTGATAAAGAAATTAACCCTCTTGTTGACTCATCTGTGTATAACTCACGCCATTTAGTACCATTATAGCCTGTGCAATTTACCCTGCCAACACTGTTTCCCCACTCAGGTTCTCTCTCAAATATCTCGCTCATCTACCCGCCCAAAAGTCGTCATGTTCATCTTTGTCTTTATTTAGAAAATCTACCAAGTCCCGTGGAAAACCGTCTGCCATTAACATCTTACCATTAACGTGAACATACACTACGCCCTCGACCTGCTCTACAGCAGATACACTGGTTGGGTCAACAAGTGTGTTTTTCGCAATGGCTATCAGCATTAACCTGCCCAGAATTGTTTAGGAGTGCTTATACCAGCTGTCTGTAAAGAACCTAAAACTTTTCCTATATCATTCTCTATAAGGTGCTGTTTACCGTCAGTAGTAGTAATACTGAAACTTTTCTTCCGTTTCTCCACACTAACAATATTGTCCACATTAATCAACTTATCTTCTGTTATCTGAATGAACTCCATTTACGCTCCTACTGTAGTTATTTTAGGTTGAGGTAGATTTACCTTCTGTCCTGGATTTGCTTCCTTCTCCATGACTTTCTGTAGTAATGCTCCCTGAACCTGTATTAATTGTTCTAGTACATCTGAAATCTGCCCTGCTTCTTTAAGTAGGTTTTGCACAGCACCATACACCTCTAACTTAGCTCTATGATCATCTTGCTCTGTAGGTGGAAATGGAACCTGTCCACCCTTTAAAGCCGCATCTACGTTTTGATTAGCTTCTCTTAATTCCTTGACAGCTACAAACCCTTCAGACTCTTCTGGTTTAATATTCCTAAATACATCAGGGTCCCTTATCTTCATGCGGAGTAGTAGTTTCTCAATAAGAGGACTGATATTTATCTTCTTTCCCTCTTCTTCTAGTTTAGCTCTTAGCTCTGGTGTTTGTATTGCATTAAACATCATAATAAGAAGAGTATTAATCTCCTGTATTTCTCTTTCTGGATTCTCAGGCAACATGCTATACACATCAATATCTACATCTGTATCAGCCTGTATATCTTCAAGTGAGGGGTTCTCTGACCATTCAAGGTCTAGTGAGCCCACAACTCTAACTGCTTCTTTATATGAAAGGAATTGTTTGTGTAGTTGGCTGATATAGTGAAAACTCTTCTTTAAGAAGTCAGACATAATGTCTTGGCGATATGCGGGTCTAGCCGCACCCCCAGCATTTCTAATCTTGACTGAAGCCGCACTTTCCTCACCAGATTGTAAATGTCCTTTTTTAAGGTCAGTTACTCCGCTCTGGTTTTCCAGGTTGTTCTGTACTCTTGAGGCTGCTAGGTAAAGTTCATTAGAGGCACCTCCACCTGGGGAGGCTACAAACATACGGTCTTTAGGTGAGCCACTTTCAAATAGAACAACTGTATTTTCACCGTTTTGTACCTTAGTTATGTCTTCCTCATCAGCACCTTCTTTGGAAATACCAACCCAGACTTTCCCAGTTTCCTGAGCATTTCTGAGTGTTAGGTTTGTAAGTATGTTCTTCTGGTCAACAGGTCCCTTATAGGTGTCTACATCTGATAACCCAAACATATTGTCAGGTAGTTCATTAAATTCAAGTATATGTGAAGGGAAACCCTCTGCTTTGATTGTCCAGCGGTTTTGACGTAATGGCTTATCCTGCTCTTCAGTAAGGAGTAGTATCCAACCTTTTTCCCCAGCTCTCTTTTCTTTTTTTGTAGGACGCACATAAACTTCTTGGCATCTAACAAAGCGACAGTCATCTGATTTCTGGAAACGTTCTTCTGTAAAGTCCAATAATGATTTAGGACTAGGAGCAACAGGCTTAATATCCTGTCCACCGTTTGCTCTTGCCTTTTCAGCTAACGCCTTAGTGCTACCAGTTCCAACCTTTTCACCAAACCCTTTAAAACCTTTTATAAGACTTTTATCAACGTCAAGCTTATCATCTTCAATCAGCTCGGTAAGTGGAACATCAATTATACGACCTACCCATTTTGCGTCCTCTAAGTTAGAGATTGACACTTTAGGGTCTTTAATAAATTTTAGTGGAGACAACCTTTTGACAAATACCTTGTCGTCCTTGATATATATGGATTCTTCCTCTGTCATGCCGAAGTCACCCTTGTAGCCATGCCACAGTATTCCATAAGGGAAAAGAAGTGCGTCAAGCAGTATCTTCCTTGCCTCTCTCTTATACCCCATTTCTACTACAGAATAGTTGAGAATATGTTCCTGCGTCTTGGCTGATAGAGCAGAGTCAATCTGCATCTCTTCTTTCTTGCCAGTCTGCGGATTCATCTTTTTGGCTATATATGTCTTAGATTTGGGCTTTAGGAAAGCACGGGGATTGCGGAAGAAAATAGAAGGAATATTAGCCTGTACGATAGGATAGACCTCGTTCAGCATTATATCCCACCCACCGCCAGTAATAGGTCTAAAGTCGCCTATATAGCGATGTAGCGATTCCTGCACAATAGGAAGAAGTTCTTCTTTATTCAACACCTCTGCCATTTTAATTTCATTCTGCAACGCAATTAACTTCTTAGTGTCGAATTTTTTAGACATATTTTTCCTTTTTGTAGAAATTTTTATACACCTACTATCAAAAGTGTATCACAAAACTTTTAAAAAGTCAAGGGTTATTTTAAATTATATCCTTCTTCGGACGGTATCTTAAACCCAGACTGTCTCCTGCCGAAAACAAAGTCCTTTTTTGCTGGTGGCGTTATACGCTGTATTGCTTTCTTCCTCCACCAGTTAAATGCGTCTTCTTCTTCGTGTTGCTTGACTTTTGCCTTTGGGTACTCCAGTAACTGCACTATTCCCTGTTCGGCATCAGCTAAATCATCGTGTGCCGCAGAACGCACTCTGATAAGCTGGTTCTCTAAGTCTCCCATGCCTTTACGGTGAAATATCATATGTTGCTTGTATCGGGGTTGTAATCTTGTAATAATGCGTTGTATCTTGTCCTTATCCCATTCAAGGTCTTTAAACCATAATGCCTGGTTTCTTTTCCTCATAGCAAGTCTAAGCAGATGTTTCATCACTTTTTCAAGTTTTGCCTTCTCAAATCCTATAGGAACTGGACTTTTAGTCAATTTGCGTAATCTGGCTTCCATTGTGAAGATAATCTCTTCCAGCTTGTCTGGTTTCACTCCTTTTTCGCAAATATAGCTGTCTATGAGAATATCTGACTGTGGAGTGAGAAATGCCGGCATAATAACGCAATAATCGTTCTCTCGCTTCTCTTCCCACGCTAAATCACACGCAATAGCCGCTTTGCAAGTATGAGGGTCAAATCTGGAGGAAACTACACCGTTTTCGTTTAAAAGTACAAATTGTCCCTCTTCAATGTACCAATATCGGAAGTCTTCACGCATAATGTCCTGCAATAAGCCTGTAGACGGGTCATTCTGTATTTCTTTGGCAAATTTAACAGGATTATCCTTAGCCATACGTTCAAGTTCATTTACAGTCCACTTATACTCCCAAAGACTTATCTTTTTTCCATCTATGTCGTTAAGACCTCGGTAAAGCAACTTCCTGAACTCTTTATACTCTCTTAAACTCACCATTTTAGCCATTTGGGAGTCATCGTGCAGGATTGTGCCTATCATGATCAGTTGAACCTTATTTCGTTCTCCAATAAGCATGACAACGTCATCAAAATAGCGTTGCATCTCAAAACGCCTCTCTGGGTTCTTAACCATCTCATCATCTTCTACGTCATCTATGATAACGAGGTCAGGGCGGTATGCTCCAAACTTTCTACCTCTTAAATCTGGTATCTGCTCACGTCCTGCACATAATACTTGTATCTCATGACCGTCAGAGTGCTTAAATATGGCATCTCCCTCGGCATCTCTGCGTATAGTGATGTGATAGTCGCCCAGTAACTTCCTGTTCTCCCTGAATTCCTTCTTAATAGTCTCCAAAGAAGATGCGGCTTTCTTATAAGTAGCCTGTATGATGACAATAAAGTTGCGTTTCTTGAAACAAATGGCATGTATTGGAAGCAAGAAGTTCACAATGGTGCTCTTCGCACTCTCACGTGGAGCCGCAATAGCCAGTAAGTCGTGAATAAGACTTTCCCTGACTATCTTTAGATGAAAAGGTGGGCTGGGACCTCTAAAATGGTGCTGAAAGTAAAAATACCCCCAGGCTAACGGATTAGCCTCAAATGCCTTGAGTATTTCATGCTCCTCAGTTCCATATCCGACTACTTCTTCTGACAAATCTTTCTCCTGACATACCAAAACTGGTGTCTAGCCAGTCTTAATGCGTCTTTTAGTCGTAAATTCTTACCTAGCAATGGTTTAAGTAGTTCAAGTGCCTTAATCCTGCACCAGAGGTATGCAAATTCTAGTCTCATAACTTTAATGCCTTCAATGATTTCCGTATAAGCACAGCCATCAGCCCCTTATTATTGCCCAAAATCTGCACATGAGCGGTGCCATGCTGACCATACCCACGATACTTTGGCGACCAACCTTTGGGGTTCTTATACACTTTTATGTCCATATGCTATAAGTCCATTAATTTCATAGTGTTGTAAAAAAGTCTAATTTGGTAAAAAATTGTAGGAAATGTAGGAGTCGTCCTACCCTAAAACTTACACCCCCCCCCACCCCAGTTTTATTCTATATTAACTGGGTATGTTATTACCCAGCTTCCTATAATAATTATTATGTTAACATTATCCATTGTCTAACACATTGATAGTGCTACACTTAGGCATATCAAGGGTGCTATCATGTGCATCAATGCCCATATCATGCCTGTTATCACGCCTGTTATCACGCCTTGCCTGTGCTCTCTGCTTGCGTGTTAGGGCTTGTCTCTGTCTGTGTGTCATCCATGCTCTCACTAACATCAATAACCTCTATCAATTCACCAGTAAGCTGGCTATTATCTATGGATAGTGCTTCAATGGTCTTTGCTATCTTCTGGAGGAGTTTGGTATTGTCTGTATTGCCGGCGTTGTATGTTATGCTTCGTTTGTCTATTAATACATTTGGCTTGCTCTCGACTATCTTATGCAGCTTGTGAACTTCTTTAATGCTATCGAGCAGCAATCTCTTGTCTTCGACCTGGTGGATATCCTTGCCAATTACCACCGGCTTTGTGGGGTCTTGAAGGATATACTCCAGCTTCTTGTTTACATTGATTAGTGATAATCCTTGAGCATCTAATGCCTTGCCTATGTCTTTTTTGTACTGCTCACTTGATAACATCCGGCTCACCTTATCTTTAGCAGACAACTCACTAGCTTTAGGGTATACCTCCATATAAGCTTTGGCTGGTTCTTTACCCTTGATTATTTTGTTCACTATTCTCCTGTGCTTAATTGTACTCTTTGTGTATACTTTGCTCATATATAGTATAGTATACCATATATTGTAAGTTGTGTCAAGTACTATGTTGTTTTATTTATACACTGTTGTTTTATACGTCTATTTAATTCTACACTCTTGGAAATATCTTTCTATTTGTGATAATCTTTTCTATTCATTGATACCATTGATGTTATATCATTATTTAGCTAAATGTTAGAAATATCTTTCTATCTCCTTGTGAAATGTTTCACAATGTGGAAAACTTTGTCGTCGAGGATTTATTTTATTTTATTTATTTTATCTTGGCACAGGGATTGCTCTAGTTATGGTAGAAAGGAAGGTGAATGATGAGAACAAGCATATGCGTCTTTCTTGCGATAATACTTGATGAGATACACGATAGAAATGGTAATTTAAAAAAACAATATGAATCTTTGTTGGAAAATGAGTATTTCAAAATGATAGAAAAAAAACTATGTAGCATACATGCTTTATTCCATTGCGACATAGTTGGTGTTATTCGTTATAAAAATAGTTTAAAAGAATTAAAAGAACAATATAATAAGGATGATTAAAATGGTTATAGAAGTAATTGTATTAATGTTATTTAGTATTATATTTGGTTTGATAGCAGGATATATATGCTGGAAAAAAAAGATTCTTTAATATAGTATAACCTATAAAGGAGGGCAGGAGTGAAGTATATCATAGCAATAATGTTGCTGCTAATCACTACCCAGGCACAAGCTCAAGAGTACACAAACGAGCAGATAGCAGATGCCATCTATATTGCCGAAGGAAAAGAGTCTGCTTGTGTGCCTTATGGCATCAAGTCTTTAAAATATGAGAACAGGGATAATAAAGCATTAAGCCGGCATGACTGGGCTCGCTGGATATGCCTTAATACTATCCGCAATCATAGGGCAAGGCATGAGGCTCATAATTGCGGGAAGGACTTTATAGAGTGTCTTGGCTCTAGATATTGCCCTGTAAGTGAACATGAGTTAAATAAAAACTGGGTCTATAATGTATATTCAATATTAAATAAGGAGGGTGTGAAGTGAACACAGCAGAAAGAATTAAATTGTTGGAAGATAGGGGTTTTAATTGGTTGGAAATAGCTGATATTCTTGATATTAGTTATGAAGAAGTAAGGGAAATATCAGAATATGAAGATAGTTAATCTATAAGGAGGGTGTAAAATGAACCTAATTGACAGCGTGTTTATCGTGGTCATGCTTATAATTATAGGTATGATTGTAGGGTGGTTAATCGGTGGGATTATACTGAGAGGGCTTAAAATGGATAATAATGATAAAATGAGAGCTGATGAATTAAATAATATTCCATTCTCCAAATGCTATGATATTTGTTTAGCGGGTGAATTATTAGGTGTTGGTGAATGTGAAAATGTTTGTGCTTTTAAGTTTGATGAATTTGGCAATACTAAAAACCAGGTGTGGAACCAGGTGAGGAACCAGGTGTGGAACCAGGTGGAGAACCAGGTGTGGAACCAGGTGAGGAACCGGGTGGAGGAACCAGGTAGAGAACCAGGGGTAGCATATGGCTAAGCAGATTAAGGCTTGCAAACTATGTCAA